TCCTTAGGGATGATAAAAAGAATCCGGTGATTATTACTGATCCGGGGGAATTTGTTTTCCTAAGAGATAGTCTTGAATCACTAGAAGATACTATTGCTTCATTAATATCAGCCAAATCAACCGAAGAAACTATCCAAACTATTAAGGGTGCGGATAATGGGAATGGTTTTGATAGTGCCGGAAGGCCGATAGAAGATATCGTGATGGAAGAAGAAGTACCAGCCGAAGCATTGCCTTGGGATGGGCAGCCACACTAGTTTTAATTCTTGATAGGACCGGCAGAACCGGTCCGAATGAGGAATTAAAAATATGAAAATTAAACTAAAAGAAAGGCATTTATATTTCTATACCTGTATTAAGTGTGGTCATATAAATAGATGTAGTTTTAAACGGTCCAAAGCTAGGGCAGCGATATGCCGGAAGTGTAAGAGAATAGAAGTTAATAAAGATCAGTTACCACTTAATTATTAATTAATAAAAAGGTAAAAATGAAAAAATATAAAATGGAAGCAAGTAGAGAAAGAGTTTTATTAGAACTTGAAAAAATGCCAATAGTGGCAGTAGCCTGTAAAAAATCAGGTTTATGTAGAGCAACACTATACAGGTGGTGTTTAGAAAGTAAGTCTTTTTCCAAACAGGTTAAAGATGCCATTGCTAAAGGAGTATCACTTATAAACGATTTAGCAGAAAGTAAATTAATAAATGGTATTGAAGATGGTGAATTTAATAATATTAAATATTGGTTGAATAATCGTCATCCGGATTATTCTTTCAGATACAAAACCAAAGCAGTAGATTTAATTACTAACGAAGAAATTGAGGAGATAGAAGAATGAAACTATACAAAACAAAAAGTAAGATGCTCGGTTATAAAATAGGGCTGAATGATGACCATATCTATGTGGCAGTAGCTAAAAAGTATTTTGATGGCCCTAAAATGGATGGAGTAGTTACTATTGATTGTGAGGGTGTACAGAAGGTAGTAACTGCTGATGATAAGGTTAGTGAAGCTACTTTTAAAGATAAATACCATCCGAACGCTAACTACACACTTTATTATTTTAAATGGAAGGATTAATTATGGCTTATAGACAACCGTATTTAGAAGTAGATTTGGTTTTTAGAGTAATTGGATATAAGGATAATCCTACTCTTGATCCATTAGATGATGACAAAGTTTCAGGTCCAGTTGTTTTGAGAGAAGAAAAACTAAATGGGCTTAGACTGTCCGAAGCAATTAAAAAATTGGCAGAACAGGTAAATAACTAATATGAAACATAAAGATAAATTAAAACTAGCTAAGAAGATGGCACCGAAATTAAGAACCGGATTCTTTTTAACAGAAGCATGGCAAAGAAGAAAGGATGCTGTTGCCAATAGAGTAGCGAAAAAATTGTTAATAATTAAAAAGGTAAAAAATGACAAAGCTAAAACAACTAAAATGCCAAAGATGTGAACATGAGTGGATTGCTCGTATTGATTCACCAAAGGTTTGCCCTAATTGTAGAAGTCCTTATTGGAATACTCCAAGAAGGCAAGTTAAAAGTTTAAAGAAGAAATGAAAAGAATAAAATTTATATGGAGTAACAGAAAAGCTATTTTAAAACACTTGAAAATGATTTGGAAGTTTTTATTATTTGGTAAATCAATTCAATCTTTTGGGTTTGGAGTAACAGTAATGAACTCCGAATTAAAACATAATAAAGTAAGAAAAGAAGTAATAGATATTTTAATACATAATTTTAATGATACTTGTGAATCTTTAGGGTCTTATTTTATTCCAACAATAAGGAATCCATTAATAAGTGAAGAAGTTAAAGGCGATAGAACTGAATTTCATTGGAAAGAAGAATTTTTATTAAAAGTTTAAATAAATAAAATGAAAAGAGAAACAAAAAAGAAGGTAATTAAAAAATTATCACTAGTAGATAAGTGGCGCAATACCGCTGCTTTACTAAAACAATCATTGACTGATACTCAGGCCAAAGTTGAGTATTGGAGAGGTAAATATGAAGCCTTAGATGAAAAACTTGATGATGTTACATCAATAACTGAAAGGAAGTATAGAGATTTGATGAAAGATATTGAAGGACAACAAATGCCTTTATACAGAGAGAATCAATGGTTAAAGGAAACTATTGAATTATTGACTATCCCAGCGGATAAAATTGGGAAGTTAGAAGAAATTAGGAGAGAGAGAATCCAAAGAGAAGATCCGCTTAATGATTATGAACGCAGAAGGAGAGGGTACTAATATGAACGAGAAAGTAAAAGTAATAGTAACTAAAGCCGAACTTGGTTTACTTTATCTAGCAGTATGTGAGCTACTAGATAAGAAAGCCGGAACGGAGTTAGATAGAAACGATTTGGTTCATAACCAATTAATTGATTTACGACATAAATTAAATACAGTTGCTTTATCTAAGCAATTAGTGTAATTTATGGTAACAGGAAATGACAAAGAGGAGTAAAAAAACAAGTGGTCCTTTTCGTCAGAGAGAGGCTTTTGTATTCTGCCCGGCTGATTCTCGTGCCTAAGGGTCTATGCTTCAGCTTATGTTTACAGTTGTTTCTCACCTGTTGTTTTTTTTGAACAAGGGGAAATAATTGGACAACGGTTTCCTTCTACGGAAAGCCGGGGTGAGTTCAAATCTCACGATCCCCACCAAGGTCCACCAGCTACTCCTTAAAAAAGAGAAGTACATTATCAAATAGATATACTGGCTGGTGGCCCAAACACCTATGATTGAAATGTCTATAAAACAATGGAAGAAAGCAACAGCCGGAAAAAACAAGTATGGTGCGAAAAAGACTTATTGTAGGCAAAAACACTTACACGACTCAAAAAAGGAAGCCACTAGATGCGATGAGCTGAATGTTTTGATGAAGGGTGGCATCATTAGTCGTCTAAAACAACAGCCGAAGTTTGTACTACTAAAGGGGTTCTGGTATCAGCATGAAAAGATACGACCTATCTGCTATTTTGCCGACTTCTCTTATTATGAAGATGGGATACTAATAATTGAAGATGTGAAAGGAAGATTGACTGATGTTTATAAGCTGAAAAAGAAAATGATACAGAATCAAATTAAGAACCGGTCCAAGTGTAAATTCATAGAAACATAAAATAGTCTATAATTAAGTATAGGAGTTACCGGAAAAACCGGATACTAATTATGGCAAAAACAAAAGTAAAAACAAAAGTAAGAGTAGGTGATTTTTTACATGACAATAAACCTAAGGAAAATATAATAGTAAAAAAGTTGGCTAAGAAGAAAGCACCAACAGCTAGACAGATTAAGGCAGCTAAGGCAATCTCAGAAAATCTCAGAAATAAAGGCAAACCAAAGACATTGGGAAAGATATTGAAAGATGCTGGATATTCAAAGTCAGTACAAGAATCACCAACAAATGTTACAGAGAGTTTAGGTTTTAAAGAATTGATTGATAAATACTTACCGGAAGATATGGTTACTAAGGTACATGGAGAATCCCTATTGTTAGGTAAACATTCTACATATAGGGTAGATGCTAGGTTAAGTGATAAGGAAGTAGAGAAGATTGTAGAATCGGTATCGGGTTGTAAGTTAATTAAGTTAGAAAGACACAAGGGAGATAATTGGGCGACTGCTCATTATTGGGAACCGGATGGTACTAACAGATTGAAGGCAATAGATATGGCTTACAAGTTAAGAAATAATTACCCGAAGGATAAGGAAGAAGGAGATACTAATGTTGCTATCAGAGATTATTTAGATAAATTAGCAAAGATATTACCTTAATGGCATTTAAAATAAGGAAATCAACACTAATAGCATTGAAGGCATTTGATTTTAAAGATGATGCCGGAAAATCTATTGTGTGGACCGAAGGACAACTGGAAATAATTGATTCTATTGTTAATCGTGAATCCCCCGATCATAAGAATCGTGTTGAGATAATAGCGGCTACCCGATACGGAAAATCAATAGCGGTGGCTGCTGGTGTACTGATTAGAGTGGTTACTAAGCCGGAGAAGTGGGGAATTGTGGCCGGTACTAAAGAGAAAGCTAGAATCATTCAGGAATATATCATTATGTTTTCTTTGAATAATCCCATGATAAGAACGCAGTTGATGACCGAAGAATCATTGGACCGAATGAGAATGAAGAAAAGTCAGGACCATTTGAGTTTTAGAAGGAAAGGACAGGTCCGAGTATTCTCCGCTGATGCTACAAGGGTTAATAGTGTGAGTAATGCCTTGATGGGTTTTGGTTCACCTAACATCATTGAGGATGAATCTGCCTTAATACCGGACATGTTACAAGCAAAGGTAATGCGTATGTTAGGAGATTCAACTGATAACTTTATGGTTAAGATTGGAAATCCATTTAATCGCAATCATTTTTATAGAACATGGAACAGTCCGAGGTATTACAAAGTTTTTATTGATTATGAGAGAGGTATCAAGGAAGGAAGGTTTGATGAGGAATATATAAAGGAAATGATGGAAGAACCATTGTTTGACATTATGTATGCTTGTAAGTTTCCGGAAGAAGGTAGTATTGATGAGAAGGGTTGGATGCAGTTACTCACAGAAACAGAGTTAGAGAGAGCATTTGTTGAAGAACAGCCAATGTTGGGAGTAAGGAAGTTAGGGGGAGATATAGCTGGTGGTGGTAGGAATTACAGTACAATGATAGTTAGAGCCAGTAATATCGCCAAAGTTATCTATAAGAAGAATGAACCGGATACAATGATTTATGCTGGAATGGTAGTAGCCGGTGCTGAAAAGTATAGTGTTAGGAAGGAAGATATAAACCTTGATAAAGTTGGAGTTGGTAAGGGTGCTACTGATCGGGTGAAGGAAATGATGGGATATACAGTTGGAGTAAGTGGTGGAGATTCACCATCACAGGGAGATAGGTTTGTTAATTTGAGGGCCGAGATGTTTTGGAGAGCAAGAGAATGGATATTAGCTGGTGGTAAGTTACAGAAACATGAAGATTGGCTACAATTATCAAAGATAAAGTGGAAAGCACAAGATGGAACAGGTAAAATTATAATAATGAGTAAACAGCAAATGCTCAAAGATGGGGTAGAATCCCCTGATATAGCTGATGGATTTTCACTAACATTTGCTAAACCTGATTTACCGGTATCTTACCAGCCACAACAAGCAGCTGGAATAGTTGTTAATAAAATAAATGACGACCCCTATCAACGATAAAGAAACATTTAAACCATTTAAACCTGAACAACAGGTAGATGTAACCATTTTCAAGAGAGAAGCAGTTTTAATCTATAAATTGAGGAAAATATCATTTGGAAAGATTATGGTCCATAAACTAGATGGGAAGATTGTGAGAATAGAACCAACAGCAAGTGAGTTAATTGATGAAGAACAAGAAATAGAGTTATAAAGATTGTATAATTAAGTATGGCTAAAAAGAAAGATGACGGAATCATGAAGGTTCTAATGGTTATTACTTACAAGGGTTATGCAATTTATATCCGGATGGTTGATAAGAAGATATTTATTTGGGATGTGATATTTGAGAATCAGTTATTTTCTTCTTTTATAGTAATTACTCCAAAGTTAGGTGAGAAAGGATTAAATGAGGATGAGATTAAAGAAGTAATCAAGATGTGTTATGCCGGTGCAGCCGCTACGGTTGATAATCTATTGGGTGTAGAGCTATCTGAAAAAGACAAAGACATGTTAGAAAAATTTGAATCTGCTAAAACGCAGATAGAGGGAGAAGCATAATATGGTATTACCAATGCCCGATAAAAAAACAGATGAAGGTAAATATAATGACAAGATATTAAAGGATGCTAAAGAGGAAACAAAGATAACTAAGGAAGAAACTACTACCGGTATTGATAGGGAAGCATTGGCAGAACAGATTAAGAGTGAGTACAATGTAGCCTTCAAACATCAGAAACCTAAGAAAGATAAAGCATTGGTCCGACTAAAACTATTCAACAATCAGAAAAGAGATGAAGAAGCGGTGGGAGATACAACAATGTTTACCATTTTTCAAACTGTTTTAGCTTCACTTTATAACGATAAAATGATGGTGGACTTTAGAGGGAAGGAAGATGGCGATAGTGATACTGCTGATAACTTAAATGCTATGGCTGAAGCTGATTATGATGATATGGAGAAGGACCAACTAGATTATGAATGGGATTGGGATACTCTTTTCTTTGGTAGAGGTTTGTTATTGATGGAAGAATACTTGCGTGATCCGGACAATAATGTATTCATACCCTTACCTGAGAACCTAGACCCGATAACATTTTTGCGTGATCCAGCTGCTACATCAGTCAATGGTAATAGACAGGGTAAAGGTGCTATGCGTTTTGGTGGTAGTGAGATAAAGATGACTAGGGATCAAATGGAGAATCACCCAATGTTTGATAAAAATATAGACTTTAGTGAATTAAAATATGGTTCAAGTACCTATTCTTTGCTAGAAGATGCGGTCCAAGCTAGAGATAATGCACAAGGTAATCAAACTGTTAATAAAGAAAAAGAATCTAATTTAGGTGTTAATGCTCAATATGCTATTACACAATGGTTTACTCATGCTAAGGTTGGAGATAAGGTTAAGAAAGTAAAGGTTTGGTTGGCTAATGAAAGAACTAAGATTGTTGGTATCAAGGTATTAAAGAGAGATTATTGGCCTATTTTGGATAGACCCCTATATCCAACAGCTCATGATTGGGATGGTACATCTATTCCGGATATTACAGAAGATAAACAAAGAGCAAGAGCAATCGCCCAGAATCTAGGATTAAAAGCTATGAAAGCGGACCTATACCCGATGTATGTTTACGACACTAACAAGATTAAGAATAAGAATGATTTGAATTTTGACTATAACAAGTTTATCGGTATTGATGCTTCACCCGGAGAATCAGTTGGTAACTCAGTACAGCCAATGGTTAAGGCTCATCCAAACATGCAATTACTAGAGTTTATTTATGTTTCTTTGGATACATCAGCACAAAAGGCTACTGCTACCCCTGATATTAAGATGGGTATGCAATCACAACAGGATAGACCGCTTGGTGAAACTAACTTAATAGCTTCGGCTTCGGATACTAGATATTCTTTAGGTGCTAAAGTGTTTGGT